AAGCTAGGCATGACTATGGGTGGTGCTGTTTTAATTGAAGAGAAAAAGCTAGAAAAAATATTAGAAAAAGATTCTAAATCTTTAAGTAAAACTATAGAAGACAAGGTTGGGGAAGAACTTAAAAAAATAAACAAAACTTTATTAGGTGTAAAAAAAGGGTTGACAGGTGTTGAATCAAAGAATTTTAAAGATAGTACAACATTAGGAAAAAGTGAGCAACCTGTTTCGTTTAAAGAAAAGCTTATGTCCACTGTAGGTGGTATTAGAGCTAGATCAGAAGCTACAAAAGAGTTTTTTAAGTCCCCTATTAAAAATATTAAGGAAGCAGTAGGTGGATTTGCTTCTAATATTCAAAACAAAGCTTATCAAAAGTTTCAAGACATTGGTGACGTATTGTCTGCACCAGCAGGTTATAATCCCGAAAAAGAACAATTTGCAAAAGATTATGGTTTAAGAACCCCAGAGGGTAGAGCACGTGATCAAGCTAGACGCGATGAAATGCGTGAGCGTATTAATAAAGCAGGATATGATAAAAAAGAAGCAGAAAGAAGGTTAAAAGAGGTTGATGAATACGTCTCGGAAGAGACCATGGCCGAAGGTAGAAAGAGATATGAAGCTACTAAAGGTGCTCAACAAGAAGTAGCAGCTGCTAAATCGGATATAGAAGCCGCTGGTAAACGAGGTTTTGAAGCTACAAGCACAGAACAAGCTAGATTAGAAACAGCTAAGACTAATTTAGCCGCTGTAGATCCTAGAGTAAAGGAAGCAGAGCAAAACTTAAAAGAGGTCAAGGCAGAAGATAGAAGAGCCGCTGAAAAAGAAAATGATGATAATGTTATTACATCTCAAGAAGCTATGGCAAAGTCCATGGAAGATAACAACGTTATTATTAGTGAACTTTTAGAAACCACAAAGATACAACTAGATTCAATAAAGAAAATATCCGATTCTTTATCTCCTAAAGAACCTGTAGATTTGGATCTTCAATATCAACCTGTAATTAAAAAATTAGACGAGCTTATTACCACTGTAAAAGAAAAAGAATTTACTGCTGCAGAAGGTGGAGGCGGTAGTTTACTAGATTCTGCTAAAGATCTGCTAGGCGGTAAAGGAGGTAAAGATGGTAAGAGTGGTAAAGGTAAACCAGGTGCAAGTGGTAAAGGTGCTGCAGCAGCCGGTCGTTTTGGTAAACTAGCTACTATTGGTAAAATTGGTGGTGCTGCTTTAGCTGTAGCAGGCGGGGCGTATACGGCTTTTTCAGGTTACTCTGATGCATCTGATGAACAACAAGCTGCATTAGCTGACATTGAAGCAAAGAAAAAATCTGGAGAGTTAACTGCTGAACAAGCAGATGCTATGACTAAACAGGTTAATGAAAAGGCAACCGAGAAAAAAGGTGGAGCTGTTGGTGAAGGTGTAGGTATGGCTGCCGGTGGTCTTGCCGGTATGAAACTCGGAGCTGCATTAGGGTCGTTTGCTGGACCTGTGGGTACTGTTGTTGGTGGTGTAGCCGGGGGTGCAATAGGTGCCTTTGCTGGTAGCTCATTAGGTAAAAAGGCTGGTGAGTTCGGTGGTAAGGTTATGAATTTCTTTTCTGGTGATAAGAAGCAAGAAATTGTCCCTATTGCTCCAACAAATCCTAACACTGCTAAACTCGAACAAGGCCAAATAAGTGCAATGCAACCTGCAGCTGCAGTTAGCCCGGATCCGCAGTTAAGTAGAGATATTAAGGAGCACGAAGCAAGAGTCAGAAATGCTATTAATGTGACCCCTGTAAAAAAAGAGCCGAGTATGTTAAGTAATTTAAGTATGGAGTATAATGACCAGATGCGAGAAGCAGCTCAATCAAAACCAACACCTGCTCCTGTAATTATGAACAATACAACAAATAATACTAGTGGTGGTGGATCAATTGCGCCAATGAAAGCCTCGCCTAGAAGTTACAGTGGTTCACCTTTGGATAGACATCTAGAAAGAGTATCATCCTTCTAATAAAAAAGGGGCTTAATGCCCCTTTTCTTATTTCTGTTTCTTCATTACCCTACAACCATCTGCTTCTGTCTGCCCTGGTTTACAAGGCTTCTTTACTTTTACTTGTAGCTTCTTAGGTTCTTCTTTCTTTGGAGGTGTAGGTGGTGCAGCGTAAGAAGAAGTACTTACAGCTAGAAAAAATGCTAGTAGATATTTCATAATTACCTCTTAGTCGTCGTTAGCAAGTTTGGCGAAGAACGATAAAGACTCATCGTCATCTTCATCGTATTCTTTTTTCGGTTTTGCTGCTGGTTGTGGTTTAGCAACAGCTTTAGGTTTTGGTGCAGTTTCAAACTCTTCGTTATCCAAGTCTTGTGCTGCAGGTATTGAACTACCAGAAGCATTAAGTACAGACATCAACTTGGTCTTTAGTTCATCATAAGACTTAAAGTGCTTAGGATCAAGAAACTCTTGTAGGGAGTGTTGCTTATTCCAAATACCTTCCATCTCATCATCATCCGCTAACGGACCTGGGGATTCGAATTCAGACTTATCATAATTACGATAACCCTCTACATTACGAATCTTCAACTTAAAGTTAGCACCCTTCCAGAAGTCGAAAGGATTAATCGGATCTTCATCCTCAAACTGAGGTTGCATCACATCCTTGATCTTATCAAAGATCTTCTTACCGAACTTATAAAGAAATACTTTACCTTCGTTCTCAGGATGAGCAGGATCTTTAACCACATAGATGTTAGCAATGTAGGTAAGTCTACGTTTTTGCTTACGTACAATATCCTTGTTAGTCTCAAGACCTGTGGCCCATAGTTCAGTATTTAACTCTGAAACAGGATCTGGTTTACCTAGTGTTGTGAGAGAGTTTTCGATGTACCACTTACCAGTAGGACCCTGGAACCCGTGATTCCAGATTCTAGTCCATGGAAGTTCTTCACCTTTAGGAGGGGGTAGAAAACGAATAACTGCAAACCCGTTTCCTGATTTATCTACTTCTGGTTGCCAGAAGCGATCGTCTTTCTGTGAATCTTGACCTTGAGGTTGTGCAATCTTTTCAACCTCTTTCATTAGTGAATCAAAATTACCACGACCCTTTTTCAGGGCTGAAAAATCTAATGCCATGTGTATCTCCGTATAAAAATGTATAGCGTTGTATTAGCGACGTTTATGTTTTATTTTACTACCATCATAAACTTCACTGTAAATCTCATCCTCTAGATCAATATAATCATCGGAATCAACAATAAAATTATATAATTTGTTCCGATGCTTATCCATCTTATTGGAACCCTTTTCGACGCGATGTATCTTCTTTTCGCGATCCCAATCTAACTGTTTCTGTTTCATATAATATTAGCAAGTTTACTCTTCTTCACCTTTACGTTCTACCGCAATGTATGGCCACTGCGATATTCTTTTAGAAATCTCAGCTTGGTTATGAGCTAATCTGACTAAAAATCGTTGAGTTTCTTTAATATGATCTGCTAGATGCTGACAATTCTCATTAAGCATGGTAATACTTTTTTCAATTTCTATAATCCTAGACTGAACTAGATCCAAATCGTCTTCTAAAGATGTCATCGTATTTTTCTTTTTTTACCGTAAGAAATGGTTTATATTTCTTTATTGTCCTTGAAATATCTGGCCAGATTAGATCTGCACTAAGCGCACTATCTAATACCTCAACATAATTATTTATACCATCCAGTATGACTAATGTCTCGATTGATATGTCATTTCGTAAATATGCTTTTACAACGATAGGATGTGAGTCAGCTTTAGGTTGAAATATAGCGCTGTAAGGTAAGTTATCACGATCACATATTTCTTTAAGTTTGCTTATTTCAGAATCAAATGTATAACCTAATGATTCAATACGACGTTTCCAATCAGTATACCTAGATTTAGCTTCAGTATCAAATATACCACCCCAACGATCTCCTGAAACAAAATTAGCTACTAGAAAATCTACTATATCTTTGTCGCTATAGGTATCCGCAACACGTTTAATAGAAAGTAAGTCTTTTCGTTTATTAAATGCTTGTCGTGAGGCTCGTACTCTTCCCTGTTGCTTGATTACATCATATTTGTCAGTTGTAAAATGTAATCGTAATGCTAGATAATAACGGTAAACTTCAAATGGTTCCATTATCATATAGGTAGATGACCTCTTGGTTTAATCATATTGGCTTGTTCAGCCTCAACTTGAATCTTTTCTCTAAGTTTTTGATTAATCAATGGACCAATAGATTCCACATCAATATCCATTTCTTGGCAGTATTCAATTACTGCATCCATATAACCAATCTTAAACTTATTTACCCGTTCATCTATAAAAATACTAAATTCATTGGGTGATCTAAAACGTTTTGTAATTACTAATGCATCTGTTAGTTCTGTTATTTCGTCTGTCATATGAAGTAAATTAACCCTAAGAAGATGAGTTGAATAGCGAAACCTAAACCGATTGTTGCTACCATGATCATATCTTTAAGTATAGCTGAACGGAAGAAATAAAGCAATAGACCAACCCAAACAATAAGTGACATATCCAAGGGTGGTGTTCTATCCGTTACAGCTGTCATTAACGCATAATAACTAGGTACATTACTTAGGCATAATATAACTATACTTATCCAAGCAAAGACATCAGCAGATGCTTTTGGAAATGATTCGAAGTATTTTACTGCTTTTTCTTTCCATAACAAAAGAGTTTCTATCACGTTCTATCTCCATAAAATATATGACGTCCAATTTTTGCTAATACAGGTTTACCCCAGTTGGGTTTCTTAATATAGTCAGCATGAAAATATAGCGCCTTGTCTACCGAAGGTAATCTAAAGTCTTCTAATAAGACCTTTTTAGCTACTTCCATACTCTCTTCGTATAGTTCACGTGACTTTACAACAGGTCCTTTTTCACAATACCATGAAAACTGGCAAATGACTTTTTCATCTATTTTAGTTTTCTGATATACTACTTGGCAAATGTCATTAGGAAATTTTCCTGACTCTGCTCTATTAAGAGTAACTTGAGCTACTGCTACTTTACCTTCAAAAGGTTCTGATGCAGCTTCAAAGTAAATATTTTTAGCAAGACAGTTTAACTGTTTTTCTCTTTCAGCAAGAGTAGGTGGCTTGTCTTTGATATGTTCAACTTGTTTAATAGTCTTAATTTTATGTTTAGTAACTGCACTTACCCCTGTGTAGGTACCTAACAACAGTATAGCTGCAAGCGCTATTGTAAAAATGCGTGTCATGTGTAATTCTCCTGTTAAAGGGGGTTACCCCCCTCGTACTAAGCGGTAGATTTCTTAGTAGCTTTTACGTCTTGAACTTGAGAAACGAAACTATTTAAGGTCTGTGCCTTAGCAATAATATCTGTTTCATTAGGATAAGGTGGAAAGCCGGGATGATCTGGTGGCGTTGCACCTGCGTGTCGTGCGTTTTCGACTTTAACAGTCCAGTCGCTTGATATTTGTTCACGTTTACCAAAGTGATCTTGTTCTAAAATCTCTTTAGCCATCTTAAGAAGCTCGAGACGAATCTCGAATGGTGACATATTACTCATTTAAATCTCCTTGTTGTGTGTATGTGTAGTGGTAGTTTTAGAGATCTACCAACTCTAATTTATTTATCTATTAGCGATATACATGGTAATTTCAAAACCAAAACGCATATCTTGTGCTGCAGGTGTAGTCCACTTCATAAGTATCTCCTATTTACCGGCACCATTGCCAGTCCATATTATCTATTAAACCTATAAAGTAAATCTACTAAAATATTATTTATACACCTGTACAGAAAATCATTAATGGTAGCTGATTGGATAATAAGGACAGCTACCGAAACCCCATGGAGGTTAAGCCGCTAGGCGATCATCTCCGTAAAATGCGTCGTTTGCATTTAGTTGTTTATGCGATTAACGTTCGTCATCTAACGTGTTGCCTTCTCTATTATCTCACCCTGTCGAAACCATGTCTGGCCCCTCAGAAGTGTCCTGCTGTTCACAGGTCGGGAATTCCAATCCTCAGAGCTTGTTAACTCTTACTTATCACCCTAAACAACACTTCTGGTGGACCAGGTGGGAGTCGAACCCACGTCCAGAATGCCTTCACTTTGAAGGAATTACAACAATTTAATTCTTTGTTAAGTAGATATAACCTTCTTCAAGTAAGAATTTTTCAACGTTGTATCCATACTTACTTAAAAAATCTAAAGTAGGACTACCATACTTGTCTCTGTCGGACCAGTTACCACCAGTATAATCGTTCTCTTCATAAATGCGTAGATCGTCGATAACTATAATATCTTTTTTATTAGAGCGAGCTGCCCAAATGATATCTAATTCTTCTTCCAATGGTAAACTAACGTCTGTAGTTGTTTCTATATCTGGAAGATGTGCATCTAAAAAGAACAATACTGACTCTTCATTCTCTAATTCAGGCATTAAATCACTTAAGAACGTATTCGATGGTTTATGATCAATACGTAAACGTGCGTCCTGACTAAATTCGTTACGACAGTAATCAGCTGATTCTAAATCAATATCACAACTATATAACTTCTTAAATCCTAGTTGTAATGCAAAGCTTAAAGTATTACCTCTGTAACAACCTGTTTCAACGAATACGTTAATATTATTTTCGTCAATAAGGTTACTAATGTTTTTAATGCTGTTAAATGTGTTTAGTGATCCCATTTTCTCATCCGTCCACAGTAAGATTATACAATCAAGTCAATAGAAAATCTTTAATTTTGGTAAATTAAACAAAGTGTGCATATGTGCCAATAATATATTTAGGTTTGTCTTTCGGGGGAGTTCCTGCATGAGGATACATCCACAAAGGTGGAAATACTAACATCCTTCCAGCCTTTGGTGGGACCGAAATACCTAACTCAGGAAATAGTGTATTACCTTCTTCGTTATCATCTAAGTAAATAAAACCTACTAAGTAACGTTTTGCGCTTTTATAATCAGAGACATCGATATGATAGTCAAAATACATATCACTATTTTCATATTTTTTAATACGTATTTCTTCTAACGCCTTAATTGGAGGGTAACTTTTTAAACCAATTTCGTTAAAATAATGGTCAAATACTTGTAAGGAAAGATCTGTTACTAAGTCTCTCACCCCTACCCAACCAGGTGTTTTGTTAGCATTAATTTGATCGAACTTATATACTTCAGTCCGTTGTTGATCCCAGTGTTGTTTAGAACTTTCGAATTGATCAATAATTAGTTTACAGCTGTCTAATGGTAAAACATTGTCGTAAACTTTAATAAGATCAATTAATTTTGTTTCGTGATTCATATAAGTCTCTATAATAAAGTAAATCCTTCACCCAGTTATCTCTACGTTCTTCAAAGACTTGGGGCTCCTCTTCCTCTACACCTATAATAACAACTAAACGACTAATAGGAATATTATACAACTCTTCATACATAATAGCATATGCAGAACATTGCATAAAATAATTACTAATGTATTCTTTCTTTTTTAACTTACCAGAAGATTTAAAATCAATAACCGCTAGCTTACCATCATATTCCCCTATACAATCTACCGTTCCAGCTAGTCTTAAATAGTTGGAATACATTCTTGATTCTTGACAATGTATGTTATTAATATTATGTAATAGAGGTTTAATACTATTAAATAACTGTTGTTCTAGCGGTGTTTTAAACTGAGGTGTCTCATTATTTAAATAGGTCTCACAAAGTTTATGCATCTTTGTACCGCGTGTAGAAGCGCGCTGAGTTATAGCCTGAGCTTCAGCATGGCCTATTCTATTTCTCCATTCTATAATACCTTGTCTAGAATGTTCAGCTAACACGGTAGTCACCGAAGGGTATTTGTTACCCCCCGGTGTGACATAGTACCTTGTGCCTTCTTCGTTTACTTGTTTGAGTGTGACTGGTTCACGTTCAAAACTTACATGATTAAAATGCATTAATTAGTGTGATAAAACTTCTAAAGCGTGGTTATAATGTTTAATTCTATCCTCTAAACC